ATTAGTACTAATGTCAAGGCCGTTATTTCCAATCCAGTTTAGTAAACTAGCACTGATCAATTGATTGATTTCAGTGAGACTATAGTCAGTACGTCGAAATTTACCTGGGACAACAGAATAGATATCACTAAACGTTTCTAAATTAGACAATTTAATATTGTTATATATTCGTTTTTCAAGTTCTAAAAGTATGTCATCTCTATAGTCGCCAAACGCAGGAGTTATACTGCCATCGTGTCCTTGGATGACATTTATAGGTGTTCTATATGTGTCATCTTCAAAAATTTTAGGAGTATATTTTGGCCATAGTCCTAACTTAGTTGGAGTCTCAGGTATATAATTGCCATCTGTATTTTGATACTCAACAATTTTTAAAATATCATCTACCGCTAACTCTGCTATAATTGTGACCGCCGGGCGATCATCACGGAATTCATAACCTTGATCTTTAAGTAATTGAATATCGTTGAGATAAATCAACACTGCTTGATTACTTAATTTTTGGTCATCAAATGTAGCAGTAATTTCGTAGTCTACTTTTAACGGATCAAAGATTGTATACTCAATAATATTTTTTAATGTTCCGTATGGAACCATATCACTGTAGAACCATGGGAATGTTTTATTTTTAAGTTTATTGATTTCACTTAAAATTAAATCAATACTAGCCGCAGGATCAGTAGGTTGTATTCCTGAAAGACTAACACTGAGTTCTAAAAATTTATTTTTAAACTTACTATATTCTCTTTGAGCAAATCTCTGCGCATCAATAAAATTTACAGTATCATCTGTTAAAAACAATTGACCATATGGAATTGGGGCACTATGTTGTAAGATCGTTCCGCCTTGTTGTTTAATATCTACATCACGTAGATTACTAATTCCTAGTATGTCTCCAGTCACTATTGTGCTGTTTTGGTCTAGTGCTACTAGGTGATTACGCAACTGGCCTAAAGTTAAGCTGGATATATCTGTATTTTGTGCATTTAAGTCTAGATTTAGAGGGACCTGATAGTATCCAAGCTGACTTGTTTCTTTACTATATACTAGTATATCAATTTGATCGCCCACAGTAGGATCAGTAGTGAGTGTTATTGAATTATCACTGATTGCCCACATGTCTGAATTTACTACTTTTTTATTTTTATAAACTTTAACATATGGAACATTACCACCAGTCACTGGATTTACATCTAAGACAAATGGACTATTAAATCCATCATAAACATAGGTAATCAGTTGATACTGTCTGGTAGGTTCAACCACTGTTTCCCAAGTATTTTTTGGTTGTAAAGTAGTCCTACCTCTAATTTTTTGCAGATATCCTTGATTAACACTAACGGTATATTCTTTTTGATTTTCAACATAGGTAAAAGTATCTGTGTTGAAGTAATTACCAAATTCAATATCTCCTTGGGTACTGAAGTTTCTATAGCTCAGTGGGAATCCTAACACAGGATCCACTGTGCCTGCAGAATTTCTTATGTAGCCAAATACTGTAGTTCCCGCAAATGTACTTCTTAAATACTGACTAAAACTTTTTCCTGTTTCATCAAACACATCAAATAAAGGATCTTGTTGACTAGATGTTTTTTGTTGTGCTTCATTCCATTTGACCCCATCATACCACCATTGGCTGCCTTTATATTTTCCTTGCAGTACCACAACACTGTCATATATATCTGCATCACCATCATCAGCAACGGTTAATTTAATATATTTAGGTCCTGTTGGTAAAAGATTGTCATCTAAATCATATTGTACTAAACTTAATACATAAATTCGATCTCTAACCATTGGATCAGTATCGCCTGCAAATAAAACTCTTAGGCCATCTACTAGAGTAATACCAAATGCTGTAGCTAACACTTTACCATCTAAATCGTTAAACGCATCTAATGTTGTGGTATCTAAAATATCAATTGGTGCTTTTGCAATTCGACCATAATTATATAATTGTAGATCAGTATCAAATTGTACAATCGGACGACGAGCTCTAAAATCTTGATTTAATACTATTGGTGTTTCGTTGTATCCAGCAGTAGCGATAATAACATCTCTATGGAACCACTTGTTATTTCTTGACCATGCATTTAAATCTTTAGCACTACGATTGATAGTGATGTATTCTGGGAATACTTCATCTGGATAATTCAATTGATTTTCATCATTATACGGTTCTGGTGTGACTATTAGGTCTACATCTACTAATCTGATGCCGCCGTTGGGCGCAGCTCCAATGTCACCAACCTGTTCAACGTAATATTGTTTATTTTGATATGTTGCAGGAGTAACGTCACTGTCAAATTGAATTTTTAATCCGCTGGTAAACTCTACCCCATTTGGGCTAGTGTAATTGGCCTTGCCAATGATATCATTCTCAACATCAATGGACCAATTATTATATTCAACAACATTAATTTCTGCTTGTATATCGGCACGTGTTCCATCCTGTATATACATTTTTGATAGTAAGCTAGACAACAACGGCATTTGTTTAAACAGGCCATCATAGTCTTTATAGTATTCTTTATTGGCATTACCTACGCCATATTTGACATAGACTTTTTCATTGATAGCCACATCTTGCTCGTGAACCAATCTGAGCAGAGGAGTACTAACACCAATGTCAATGAATTGTACTTTCCACACACCAAATCGATCTGCTTCTGGTACGGCAGTACCTGCGTCATAAGACGATGAGGTAGAGGTAAAGGTATATGTGCCAGTAGCATTAGCTGTAAGATTGGCGCTGAGGGTTATACGTGCATTTCCAGAATCTACACTAACAACTGTTGTTCCAATTGGCACACCAGTGCCCGATACGATTAGATTTGCTGAAACATCGGTGGTTGAACTTAATGTGATAGTAGATGTTCCTACATTGCCGCCATTGGTTTGCGTGGCAGTTGCTATTTGTACGTTGGGTGCTGTCCACGATTCTTCTCCAGCATTAGCCGCAAGATCCATATTAACAAACACCATGTGTTTTCCATCAAGCTGTCCGGTGATACCAGCATACTCAGGGTAATTGTTTAAAAATGTTGATAATAGAGTATTGTGCAGTTTATTATAAGGTAAGAGATTAAATGGAGTAGCATAATCTACGTTATACACCAATGGCATAGATGTAAATCTATCTTGTGTGGTTGATTGCGGCACAGTAAAGGTTATTGATCCTACATCGGCGCCGTTGTTTTCAACTCCTAGTACTCCTCGACTACTAATCGTAGGGGTAGCATTTAATAACCCGTCAAGGCCCAACTCACTTTGAATCCAAAATGCATTCCCAGGTTGGTCAACTTCAAATGTATAGACTCCGCCCCTGGCCACTGTCAATGTATTGGTTATTACCCCTGCAGATCTAAATTCATATTTTCCTGTACTAAGATTTCTAGTCACTGTATAGGTTTTTTCTAGTTCAACACCTGTTGAAGACACACTAACTGCATCTGGGCCATTGGTTAACCAATAGTATTGACTGAAATTAACTAATTTATCAAAGCTGAGATGAGGATCAAAACTATAATATTCGTTGTCAAATAATCTATCATGATTATTTGTCAGGCCGCCATAGTATCTAATCTTATTAAGATAATCAGCATAACTACTGAAAAAGGTAATTTCGTCTTGATCTGTTCGTACTTGTATACTAGGTTCAAGTTGGTAATTTTGTCTATCAACAGTTGACTCAACTACATAACTATCTCCGCTTTTATAAGTAGGAGCAAATTTTCTACCTATATATCCATAAATCTTAGTTAGATCTGGTTCAGAAATCAATTGATCCAACGTTGCCGACAAGAACTTTTCGTTGGTATCGGTCTGGAATATATTAGGTAATAAATTAATTGTTTTTCTAGCAGCCATTATAGTCTTTTCTTAGTATATTATATTATTTAAGCTAACACATTTTGATTGATTTGTGCCGCAGTAATCGCACTAATAATCTGTACATTATCTACTGTGGCCGCACTAACAATGATTTCATTGAAGTTAGCATTAATCTGTAGTAAACTACCAAACACACTGCTTTCGCTAGCAGGTACTATAGTAATACTGGCAATATTAGGCGCAAGCACACTGTGAAGATATGCAGCTAATTCACTGAAATAAAATGTTTCGCCAAAATCCCAATTAGCGATATCAAAATAGTTATTAATTGCAGCCACCACACTAGATTGGACATCGGTATCACTGACTACAACATTAGGATTTTTAACTACTTTAAATGTGGCCTGTAGGCTTTGTGTGGCCCTGGCTCCAAATATAGGTTTAAATTTTGCCGGATTATAAATGATGGTATCGCTAATACTCTTGTAATTTTCTAATGTGCTGAATTCTAATCCCAATTCTTCACCGCTAGGAGCAGTTGGTTCGTCAACGGTTCCGGTTATGTCTTGTATCCACGCTACATAATCTGTAGAATATTGTTTTGTCAATACATACAAGTCAATAATGTTATTTGGGCTAGGATCAATACGTCGATAATTGGGACTATTATGACGATATTGGAAATAAATGTCTTGGCGGCCTACCTTAGCAGTATATCCAAATACTTCGTTTAGTGTATATGATGCCCCGCTTACTGATAATTCATAGAATTTATCATCGCCTGGTATATAGAATAACTGCCCGGCTTGATATAAAGTAGCCGCAACTTGAATTTCTCTAAGTGTTCCGTATGAGGATATCACCAATCCACTACCCAGTACTTTCTGTATTACAAAATTGTCGTATCCGTATGTTGATTGGAAATAAACATATTTTTCTGAAGAGTTAACATCAGGATTGACGATTAATTCAAACAGTTCTGGATTATCTGGGATGCCGTCAGCATCGCTGTCAGGGAATGTAATTAAAATTTTATTGGGATTTTCATACCCATCAACTTCAATTACATTTTTATAGATGTACCAAGTATAATCTAATGCTAGTGCAGCCGCGTTGTCAGGTTGGCTATTAATTTTTAAAATTTTAATTTGATCATTGATGGTAATCCCTGTAATAGGATCAAATACTTTAACAGTATCATCAAAATAGAAATTAGTTTCTAATACACTTTCAAAAGCATAACTTAATCCACGATAATAAACAGTATATGTTTGCCCTACTGTTTCAAATCGAATTAGCCAACTAGAATCAAGTCCTCGACTACTGGTATCACCTGAATCAGTTAAGGAAAACTTTTTGGTACTAATGTCACCAGGCAATATTAGTTGCCACGATGAATTACTTATGTCGTATCTTAATCCAAAGTTTTCATATGCCTGAATATAGCTGACAATAGATGTTATTAATTCGTTAGAAAAATTTATATTAAACACGGTATAAACCTGATCTGCTATTGCTCCCAATGGAACTATCTGATTTAGTGTGACTGGTCCAACTCCGCTGTCAAGATTACCTTCACCCCCGTTGGTTCCGTCTCCAATTACTTTTTCTACAGCTGCATAAATGTGATATTTGTCTCCGCTCTTGCTGGGAATACCTGTTTGTATGGTATTACGTGCATCAAAATAATTTCCAGCACCTGCAGAAAATTTAATTATAGATCCCTGTACTATATATTTGTTTGAACTGCTGACGTAATTTCCAACTTGGATAATTTTATCTGTGCTATCATATAGATACCCTGTTGACCCATTGGCAATTTCTGTTGACTTATTCCATCGAGCATCAATGATATCAACTTTAGGAAAGTTAGCATAGAAAAATTGTGTTGTTTCTTTTTCTTCAGTTAGCGGTCTAACTTGATTATAGATAACTTTGTAGATATCACTGATAGTGTTGTAATCAAATGAAAATGTTTTTTCAGATTGATCTCTATATAAGATACCGTCTTGTGCAAATATATTAGTGCTTGAATATTTGCCTGTTGAATCAATTACGTCTAAGTAGCGAGAAACCCCCGAACTGGTACGATTCACTGCTTTAATTTTTAAAATATTACTAAACAATGTATATGGTAAAATATTATAATCTTCACCTGTGACCATACGATCTTGCGTGTAATATTGCTGTGGTGCTTTTTGTCTTATTTCATCTAACGTTTCTCGATTGCTGGCATTGGCTACTGTATAACGCAAACTTGCACGAATAGTAATAGTTTCTGTGCGGCCGGTGTTGCTGATATAATTAATAGGAATAATTACTCCTTGCATTTCGTTTGGAGTAATTTTATATTGTAATCCATTACTAATACGATAATAGATACGGAAACGCCCTTGCGGTATGCTGGAAAATGCGCCATCACCAAAGACCAAATCAACCTGATCTCCTGCACGTGTATTAACTTGATATATTGTTTTAGTAGTACCCTTGTTATAGATCACATTGGTATTACCCACGCTAGGTACTTGTGTCCACAGGGTATCTAAATTACCATTGCTGTCTAGACTATAGACCCAAACATCTGTGTTATTAATATTGTTGATATTTAGATTGTATATCCTATTAGGAATACTTTCTTCAAAATTAACATCAGCACTTCTTAATTCACCTTGTTTGAAATATAAAAAGAATCCTGTGTTGTTGCTACCATTGCCTAGATTGTCGTTTCTATATAATAGATTAAATGAAGTGTTAGGTTGAGGGCTATTTTCATATATATAGTTTTTACCTACGCTAGTTGGACTAATGGCTTCAAATGATGTTTGTGTTCCTTCAATATCTGATTCAAACGAAAATGCCGCAATTAAATTAGTTATGAGATTAACTTGATATTCTTCATTAGTTATACCATTGATTATCTTACTGTTGCTGGGTTTACCAACAACTTGGTTAGCATTTAAGCTGGCATTAATAACTGCGGTAAACTGTTCTAACCAATTGTCGTTGCCTGCATCAGACCACTGTATGACTAATCCCGCTAGATTAATACCATTGCTGTCATATGTCACTTCAGTAGTACTAACAGAATCTATTTTTAAAAATCCGCTAGCAGGAATATTACGTTTAGGATTATAGCTGATTAGTTTAGCTAGTTTAAGAATACTATCGCGACGTTGTGCTGTGTCAATAAAGTTTTCACGGGCATTTAAGTCGCCACGGAATGCTAGGCTTTGTCCTAGGAAAGCGATAAGATCAATTAAGGCAATGAATTCACTACTTTCAATAAAGTCATTGAAGTCTTCTGGATAATACAAGCGAAGATAGTCAACCATTGATTTACGAAGCGTTTCGTAGTCATAGCTCTGAAAGTCCGCATTGCGGAATGTTTGATAGAGCTTGGTCCAGTCTTCGGCGACTAATAATCCTGTTTGTCTTGTGGTAATTGCCATGCTGTTTTTCCTGTTATAATACTATTTATCAGGAAAATAAAGTGTGTAGTTAATTAACTAGCTGATAAAGTGTTAGTAGTATTATCAAATCGTAGATTCATAACATTTGTTTGATTTGTAGTTAGATACCGTAGTTCTAGTTCAATCTGTATGCCTCTTTCATATTCAGTGACTATAACATTGTCAAAACTTACTCGAGGATCGTATGCAGCTATAGCAGTTATGTCTGATGTGATCAGACTTTTAAGTTCTTCAGTTAGAGGTTCGTGGATCACATTCCATATGATAGTGCCAAAGTTTGGGTTCATCAACTTCTCACCTTTACGGATATGAAAATGATTAGTGATATCTCGTTTAATCAGCTCAAAATCAGTCAAGCGAAATTTTTTATTTCGATCTACTGTGCTGAATCCTCTATACATAATAGCCATAATAATATTTATCCAGCGTTAATTGCTGGCATTTTAGGTGCCAGTTGCCCAACAGCATATTTGCCGCGTTGGAAGTAATCATCGCCAGTAGTACCGTTAGCATCTGCGCCGCCGCCGCCTTTACGCCAAGTATTTGCTCCGCCTGCACCTAATAGATGAGCAACACTTAGCATACCACCAACATTTTCCGGGGGCATGTCTGCTGTGATTGCTCCACTAGAAACTAATCTACTATAATTAGTTTTTGTGATAGATTCCATTGTAGATTCTTGCACTGTAGGATTATTAAGAAAATCTGTTTTATTAGTAATTCCATCTTTACCGGTCCAGCTATTAGGATTATTCATTTGATCATTGCTGGTCACAGTGCTTTTGATATACCCTTGATCAATCATTGCTTGGTATCCAACTTGATATTTTCCTAAATACCCTCTGCTATTTGTTATAGTATAATCGCCACCACTTTCACTTTTACCTATTTGTGCATACAGCGCAGTCAATTGATCCTTGCTGAGATTACCAACGGTACCTTTGGGTTGAGGTTGTACTCTTAATTCTTTATCTCCGGCTGGGGCACGTACTGCGGTACCTGATACATTTTTAATTGCATCAACTGCACCTGTATAAGAAGCCTGTGGTGTGATCTGTGATGTTTCAGGTTGGAAAAATGCTGGAGGATTACCTCGGAAATATGGTTCATGTGTAGGCAATACTGTGACTATACTAGTTATTGCTTTTGATTTATTAATGTAAACTCCCAAAGTTGAATCAAATACAGAATCAGGAAATTGGGTCATTGGCAATTCTTTTACTCCAATTGTCTCGGCAGCTGGGTCGCTGTTTTGAGAAATAGTAGATCCATTGAGTACCAATTTGGCTTCTGCTTTTAAACTCATACTTGCTTTTGCTTCTTGATTAAAAGCACCGCCTGATCTTAATTCTATTTTTCCTGTTGCATCTACGGCCAATGTACTGGTTAAAATTTCAGTACCAACTGATTCCATCTGTATTTTATTACCAGCTTTAAATTTAATATTATTTGCAGCATTAAAATTTATACTACCATCGCTGTGTAGATTTATAGATCCCTCACTACGTAATGCAAATCCACCTTTAGTAAATATTTTAATTGCACCCTCATTGGTTAGTTCTATCCAACTGGATCCATCTGCGTGTGCTATATATAGATTATTTGTACTATCATGTAAAAGTACCTGATGGCCTTTGGCAGTGCGAAGTCTGACCAATTGATCTTGCCCTAGTACTGCACCGTCATCCATGACAAAAGAGTGCCCACCTTTACGTGTTTTAATTTTTTGATATTTTTGATTTAAAATATCTGCATTTAAATCTGATACATAATTTGCTCTATTGTCTGCAGGATCATCAATTGGTCGTCCTGGTGTGCTAATGCCAAATACATGGCTAGGGGTTTCTCGTTGACTACTACTACTAATTGCACCGCGTATTGGATCTCTGTCAAGCCCTTGTGTTTTTAAAATACCGTATTGATAGGTGTGTACTGGTTTGGGATTATTATAAAAACTTGAATTTAAAAATAAATTTTCGTTGTTTTCGTTGAATTCAACAACTGGAATAGGCAAGCCGCCAACAAACGTAAGTTGATCTGATCTTGATGCTGTTCCTACATCAATATTAGTACTGCCGGCTAATGCAGGTACCATATGATGACTGAGGTTAGAATTTACACAGGCCACCCAATATCCACGTAAAGGATCTCCTGCTATGAATAATACAATAACCTCAATTCCTATGTCGGGAGGTACCATCCACATGCCATATGTGTGATTTACTGTGGTAAATGTATTTGCTGCGCTGGATCTATCTGAACTTTGTTGTACCTGATTAGTTGATCCCATAAACGGACTAGCATAACTAACTGTGCGCCAATTTGATGGTTCATCAGGATTACCGCCAAGATCTGGAATATAAACCTGTAGTCGACCACTGCGTGTGGGGTCTGAATTATTCTTAACTATACCAATATATGGGTACGGCTCAATTCGAGTAGCAGTAGCATCTTCTCTACGTAAATTTTTGATTATCTTATTGCCTATTCTATGATCGATTGCCATTGATTATTTCCTATTGAGTTGATGTACCGTCTGCCAGTGCCTGACGACGTGCAGCCCATTGATCGTACTGTGCGGCATTGTCAAGATATTCTGGATCGTCAGGATACTTCGTAGCCAGATTTCTCATATATGCGGCTTTCTGTCTATAATTCTGTGCTAGTTGTGCGTCAGTGGCGTTATTGCCTAACTGTGGTGGCCTTGTATTTGCATCTATTGGCTGCGTTGGGGCGGTATCTTTAACGCTACGTAGATCTGATTGTGATTTACTTTCTACTGGTGGCGGGTTATCCGCATTAGCCGTTTGTTCTTGGCCTGTTTGATCATTGTCCCCTGCATCCCCTGCAGAATCTGTTGTTGTATTTTTATTTCCAACTATGGTTGCACTTTCTGATGGTGCTGCTGCTGTATTTTTTGCCGTAACATCTGTTTTTCTTTCTTTGGTATCTTTGGGCGTAGTTGTACCAACATAGTCATATTTTATCTGACGAGATAATCGTACCAAATCTAAAGTTTGAATAAACTGTCCCTTACTAAATTGACTATCAATTCTTAAAATTGCATAAAGTCCAGAGAATACACTGAGTTGATATTTTTGATCAAATTTCATTAATCCGGTACTTTCGTCAATGTCTATAGGAGTCCTGATTAATATCTGTACATAAATTTCTCCGTCGTCAGTGCGTATGCTGTTATTAGGAGTTAGGCGAGGATCATCTGAGGGCTGTTTATTTGTCTCATATATT